GTCAGCAGTTGATAAAATCAATGAAGTAAGAGTTGTTGATTTTGAATGGAATGATCCATCTGACACTTCATACAATAATCGCAACGCCAGAGGTCAATGGACAGGCGTTCTTGCTCAAGAGCTAATTTCTGTATTCCCATTCGCAGTCAATGCACCAAGAAACGAAGATGATTTAAGTATTGACCAAGAAAGTGATAAAAAATGGCAAGTCGATATGGCTCATTTAGTACCTGTTTTAATGAAAGCCATCCAAGAACAGCAAGCGACTATTACGGCTCTCGAAACACGTATCGCAACCCTAGAAGGATAGGATTATGGAACTAACAACAGAAGAGATCGCACAGAACTACACAGCAATGGGTCACTCCGTTGAGCTGTTGAACGCTGGAAAACCAGAAGGCATGGAAGATGCCGACTGGACAGATACAGTTGCTCGTAATGTTGAGCATCTGGAACTCATGGTGGCAAAGGACTACTGGACAACAGAGGACATGACCGCCGCTAACGCTGCAATCGCCGCTAACACTTAACCCAACTGAAAGGAGATCGACATGGCAGAAAATAAAAACACCATTACGATCAACGATAAACAATACGCAGAAGACCAGCTAACAGATCAGCAAAAGGCGTTTATTAATCACATAAACGATCTTGATCGTAAGATGGGCTCAACGCAGTTTAACTTGGATCAAATGCAGGTTGGCAGAGAGGCGTTTCTAAACATGCTGACGCAATCTCTGGAAGAACCTTCCGAAGAAATTGCAGCCGAATAAATGGAACTTAACGCGCTCATAAATGTTTGCCTCACCGCCGCTGTCGGTGGGATTGGATGGTGGTTGAAGGCCCAGCATTCAGAACTTGGGCGCGTTTCTATATTGCTCAACAAGACGAGAGAAGAAGTCGCGAAAGAATATGTCACCAAGTCCGACAGCACGACAGTGATGGGCCAGATCGTTGCTCGCTTTGACCGGATAGAGGAAAAAATAGATCGTCTGATGGAGCGGTAAGCTATGGACCCTGTTAGTGCAATTGCTGCGGCAACAGCGGCGTATCAGGGTATAAAAAAGGCTATTGATGTGGGCCGTGATATTTCGGGCATGGCTGGTACGGTAGGTCAGTGGTCGAAGGCTATGTCCGATCTTGACTATATGGAGGAAAGGGCGCGAAAACCTCCAGCATACAAGATGTTTTCTAGCACAGAAAACGATGCTATTGAGTTATGGGCGCATAAACAAAAAGCCAAGGAAATGCGTAAGGAATTAAAGGATCATATTTCTTGGACGTATGGGCCATCAGCTTGGGAGGAAATTCTCAGGATGGAGGCCGAACAGCGAAAAATACAACGAGACTTAGTATATAAAAAGCAGGAGTTCATAGATAATTGCCTCAACACAATTATCATTGGGCTGCTACTGCTTGGCGGTATATCTTCTTTAATATTCGTGATGTACCTCTACAACGAACGCAACGGAAATTACTAATGTGGATTTTAGTTTGGTTCATGTTCACGAATGGAACGCTCGAACATTATGAGCTAGGTCAGTTTCAAACTCGTGAGGCGTGTCAGAAGGCTTCGGATGAAGCCAAAGTTTTGGTTACGAGCAGCACAATAGCGGTTTATTGTTTTGAGGTTACAACAGAATAAAAGTGGAAAATATGTTGTATATGACAAATCAGGAAAAGTTGTTATAATCACCCGAGATAAACGTGCAGCGGAGTATTTCTTAGATGGTAAAAGAACAATACGATCTCAATTCAAACGGCAAGATCGACGCGGATGAGCGTGAGTTTATGATGGAAGATCGTCGGCTGCGTATGGCTGACCAAGATGCCAAGAGAGACACGCAGAGGCGGCTTACAATAGCATGTGCCGCTGGGATGCTGCTTTACCCTATAATTATTGTCTTGGCTGTATGGGTCGGGTTGGGCAAAGCTGCGGAGCTAATTACAGACATAGCGAGTGTTTATGTGATTGGCGCAAGCGGAGTTGTTGCAGCATATTTCGGGTTCAATGCAATGGAGAACAAAAATGCTACAAGCACTGATAGGCCCAGTAAGTAATCTCGCTGGCGCGTGGCTGAAGGGCAAAGCTGATAAGCAAGCTGCGGATACCAACCTCAAGCTAGTAGAAGCAGAGGCAAAAGCCACTATTATGAAATCGGCGGCTACGTCTGAAGCCGATTGGGAAAAGGTAATGGCGCAGGGGAGCCAGAACTCTTGGAAAGATGAGTGGCTGACGATCCTGTTTAGCATTCCGCTGATATTGGCGTTCTGTGGCGATTGGGGCCGAGGGATCGTTGCCGCTGGATTTACTGCGCTGGAGTCCATGCCAGATTATTATCAATACACGCTCGGCGTTATCGTAAGCGCATCTTTCGCGGTAAGGTCAGCTACAAAATTCTTTGGCGGTAAGCGGTGATGGAAAATTTAAAGCTTCCAGTTGCACTTGTTGCGGCAATGGGCGTCCAGCTTGCTGGTGGCGTCTGGTGGGTATCACAGCAAGCGTCAACCATATCGAGCCTCGAAGAAACCGTTAGCCAGCTTGGATCGAGAATGGCAATCGAGGACAATGTTAATTTAAAGCGAGATGTTAAGTCTAACGCCGGGGAAATTGAGGATATTTGGAACGATCTATCAGGCATGATGATGAGCATTAGCCAGATCAATTCAATCAAGCAACGAATAGCGCTGCTCGAAAATGATATGAAATATATCAACCGAGACCATAGCGGTATGATAAACATGAAAGGTAAATAAGAATGACTTTTAAATTATCACGACGGAGCCTTGATAGGCTTGAAGGTGTAGACGAACGCTTAGTCACTGTCGTTAATCACGCAATCACTGCAACAAAAACAGATTTTGGTGTTATCCAAGGTATGCGTACACTTGAGCAGCAAAAAGAGCTGGTTGCTAAAGGTGCATCGCAAACCATGAAGTCCAAGCACCTGACAGGTCACGCTGTTGACCTGATGGCCTATATAAATGGTCGTGGATCATGGGAGCTTAACCTTTACGATGATCTGGCTGACGCGATGAAAGAGGGCGCAGAGATGGCTGGTGTTGCTGTTAAGTGGGGCGCTGCGTGGAGCGTTGGCGATATACGCCACTGGGACGGTACGATGGAAGAGGCGATGAACTGTTATGTAGACGAAAGACGCTCACAAAATCGCAGGTGTTTTTTAGATGGGCCTCATTTTGAGCTTATTCTGTAATTTTAATCGCCTAGCCATTTTTTAACCAACGGCAAAAATGCGTAGTCTGGCCCATGCTTTTCGAGCCATGACCTTTTGGCGTTGTGGATAGCTTCTGGCCCATGCTGGTGGTGTTCTTTGCATAGCGGGATGACATCAAAACCACTGGCCTTCTTGCCACTGTATCGGTCATGTATAACGTGATGGGCGTCTGAGGGCGGCGCAGAGCGGCATACAACGCAAGGAAGCTGTTTCACGGCCATCATGTGCCTCAAAGCGCTTTGGCCTTCCTCACTGGCTCTATACGCCCTGCGCTTGGCTGATACCCGACGCAGAGGCGTTTTTCGTTTAAGCGGGGTTCGCTTCAAAGATATTTTCCCCACTTGAGCGCTTCAACGTTTAGCGTTTGAGCGTGAGCATATAGATCGCTCACCCGCTGCTTTTGTTTTCTTGCTCGTTTTATGGCTGCTTCCACCCGATTGCGTTCTTCCTCTATTCGGGCGAGTTCTTTACGAGCCTTGGGGCGCATCACAAATTTAAACATTTTCGATCCTCTCCATATTTTCTGCATCAAGCATCAGTTGCATTGCATAAGCTGCGACAGGGCTTAGAGGCCGTTCTAAGGCTTCCCAGCGGCGAATAGTTCGTCCACCGTTGTTGCCCATGCCAAACTGACGAGCCAGCGATTGCTGACTGTATCCAAGCGCACGTCGCGCTGATTTGAATTGTTCTGGTGTCATTTTGTTCTCCTTAAAAAAGTGAAGGGGCCGAAGCCCCTGTTGCGTTATATAGTTTGATTAAACTTCCCTCACTTTAAAATACTCAGTCTCTACCTGTGATATTTTTTTACCATTACGATAGAATGTAAATGTCGGTATTCCGTAAGAGTTATTCCCTTCAACATAATAATCAGCCTTGATTTCATAACTGCGAGAAAGGCGCGGTGAATATGCAATAAATGTTGCCATTTTGTATCTCCTAAGTAAGTGGGCTTCATTGCCCTATAGAAACTATACTAGGGCCAGATGACCTATAGCGCAAGCGGGAAACGCACATATTTTACATTATTATTCTGACCAATTAACATTATGCCGTGATCCATATTCGTAAATGACTTCGATCAGGTCTGACATCTGCGACTTGTTAAGCCTCGATGTTTTAAAGCCAAGCGGAAATGGCCCAGAGCCATCCAGCCCATCCGCAAACTGCACCTGATGGCCTAGACTGTGCATGAAAGCGCACTTCCACGCTTCTGGCGTCCACTTGCGCCCCTCTGGGCGTGATAAGGCCACGTCTGTCAACATGGCCCACATTTTAGCATTCTGATCGATTGTCCTATCACCACCAACGATGGTGACAGTAGATTGGTCTGGCGCAGCGTCGATCAGTTGGTGGGCATACATCCGCTGGCGTGAACCAGTGAGGCGAACTTTATACGGCATCGCCAAACTTTGATTTAAGCGCTGTTATTTTGTCATCGATCTCGGCAAGGAACTTTATCACCTCGGCCTCGATCTCCTTGTGCCGCTCTGGATCAGCCTCGATGCGCTTGCACCAGTAATTCATATCTCCGGGCAAACGTGGATCAAAGCTGACAAAATCGCACCAGCTTCGCCCAGCGCAAAGCATCTGGACTTGCATTTGCGTGATATATTTAGCTGGCACTTTTTCTGATAGCAAAGTGTCTATATGCGTCGCACTGTTGGGGCACTTGATCTCAAGCATTCCGTCAGCGCCTACAAGACCGTCAGGGGATGCACCAAAGCCTTCGATGGTTGGATGTACCACAAAGGCTTCCTCTACAACGTCAGCGCCTGTCAGCAACTCATACGCTATTCGGGCTTGTGGCTCAGTGTCGGTTCCCCATTGCATGGCTGCGC